GCAATTACTTTTATATTTTCGATTTCTTCACGCTTTGCCCACGCATTCATAACAAAGCTGTCATTGACACTTATACAATATATTTCGTCAATACCTAGATTTCTAATTTCATCGTAGTTGTCTTCGAAACCAGGTAATTGCTTTTCGGTACATGTTGGTGTAAATGCGCCAGGCAAAGAAAATACAACCACTCGCTTATTAGCAAAATAGTCATCAGCAGAGATATCTTTCCAGTTCCAGCCTTTTCTATCTTGCCAGGAGTCGTCTGGGTTTTTTGGAACCCTAGTTTTAAATATACACTTTGGAGTTTTCATTTATAATCCTATATTCTAATAGTGTATATAGCCTGTGATATTTTACTTAGATGTGAAACTGAAAGTTGCTTTTTGCGGGTCGTTTGCATTAATAGGTAAACCTTTAGCTAGTTTAACTTGTCCATTGCCGATTTTTTCAACAAACTCTTCGCCTGAATCTATTATTGTAAAAGTTCTAGTGCTTTTATTTAACAATATAATATGATTAAATTTATTTGTCTTTTTGTAACTTTCGTGCTGTATAAAAGTAATAGCTTGAATTAGCTTTGTATAGTTTAACCCAATACCTTCTGGTGTTTGAGTAATAGCACTATCTAACAAGTCGTGATAGTATTGATCTAGTCTACTGTTTACCATATCATGATAATTTACGGTAAAGATAGCGCCTAAGTCGTGAAAAAAGTCAATAGTTTGCTGTTTGTTATAACCTGCTAAGTTCAAGGCTTTTTCATAGTTGACAACTCCACTAGCAGTGATACCGCTAATTAATAATCTGCCTTTCCATTCGCCTTTGTTAAACAATGTTTGCATTGCTTTGTATAAATTGTTATGTTCTTTTTTAAGTAATTGCACTACCATGGCATGCGCTGCATCAGAAGCTAAAATTCTATCACCATTAAGTCTGCCGCCAGTAGCAGCCTCGCCTTTTATAAATCCGCCACCCTTAAGTTCATACAAAACTCCGTCTATTACAAGATCACCTTTGTTTTCTGCTTTTTGACTTGGATTACCTAATGCTGCTAGGGCAACTTCTCCCGGGCCAGTTGCGCCTCCAGTAGAACCAGGCATAGCGTTCATTAAATCATCAATTACAATATTATATACATTTTTGTAAGAAGGATTGACGTAATCGTCCACACTACCATGTCGCTCTTTATTTTGTACAAGCTGGCGCATATCTATTACATCGCCGTCAGCAGCAGCTTTTGCAAATGCTAGTGCTTCTTCTTGACTAAGCTCGCCGGTCTTGATTTTTTTTCTAAATAAATTGTCAAATAGACCCATTAACCCAGTTTGAACTTTTTCTCTAGTTTGGAATGCTTTGATTTGTTTTTTTGTAAACCCAGCATTTCGATAATTAGGTACTGTAAAACCATCCACTTTCACAGCTAATCTGCCAAGTTGCACGTCAATTTGATTCATAAAGTCAACCGCAGCTTTTTCTGCTTCTGCTCTGCCTTGAGCCCTTTCTTGCGCAAAGCCTTCTACTACTTTATCCTTGAAGTTATCAATTGCTGTATAGAAATTGCTAATGTAAGCGTCACAGTCTGGCATCACTCGGCATATTTCTGAAATTTTATCCTGAAGTTCATGAGTAAGAATATTTACTGCAACATTTTCATTAATAGGCGCAGGTCCAACTTCTGTGTTATTTTCATGATTATCGTGGTGAACTTTGTTTAATAGTTTATCAGCTTGGTTAATAAAATACTGCAACACACTTTTAGCTTTTACTACTAATGCAGCATCGGTCTTTTCTGCTTTATCAAGTGTTTTGTTAATTATGTCAAGATCATTTTCTATGCCAGTTTGTGCTGCTTCTAATAGTAATCGTGACTCGTTAAAATCGGTAAATCTCATTTAAATACTCCGTTGCAGTATTTATCACAATATCAAATACTATCTAAGGTAATATCTAAATTAAAACCTGCTCTATGGGAAGCATACATAACTTCTGTAATTTTTTGTTCTGCAATTTCGTAAAAATAAGTACCAACCCCAGCAATACCATCAGCTTCAATTTGTGCAATAATTGTATTAGCTGCATCGTCTGTGTGTTTAAAAATGTCTTTTAACAATTGATGTACAAAATCACGTGGAGTGGTATCATTATTTAAAATGTATACTTGATATTTAGAAGGCTTTGCATACCCTGTAGTTAACACTTCGTTAATACTCAATTTTGAACTCATTTCAAATCCTCTTCATAGTATTTAGTTAAGAATGGGGGAGTAATCCCCCATTTGTATACCTTATCCTTCAATTAGGTTAGGTTCGGTAATTGCAATCTTTTTAGGTTGCATTTCTTCTGGCACTAAACGTTTAAGATGAACGTTAAGCATGCCAAGTTCAAGCGATGCACTTTCTACTTCAATGTAATCAGCAAGTGTAAACTCTCTTGTAAAGTTACGTGAGCCAATTCCTTTGTGTAGATAATCTACTTCGTCTTTAGTATCAGGTGAAGTTCCTTGGATAGTAAGCACGTTCTTTTCTAGTGTTATATCAAGGTCTGACATGTTGAAACCCGCTACAGCAACAGAGATCATAAACTCGTCGTCGGACAGTTTTACAATGTTGTATGGTGGGTATGAAGTAGTTTTTGAGTTCTCGAACACTCGGTCCATTTCACGGAACATTCTGTCAAATCCAACAGAAGCACGAGCAAGTTGTGGTAAGTCGAGAGTAGTGTATCTTGTCATTGTTTATCTCCTTTATAAGCAAGATATAATAGTGAGCCCTTTCGGCGCTCACTATTATTTATACATGAAATCACAGCGTTTGTCAATTTCCGATAGTATTTTTTTCATAAACTGCATTGTGTGTTTGTGTGCAACGTACAAAGGTTGTACACTTGCTAAGTTGCTTGAGCGATGCTGCTCCTACATACGTACAAGTGCTTCGGATACCGCCAAGAATATCCTGGATAGTGTTTCCTACTGGGCCGCGGTATGGCACAAGGATAGTGCGTCCTTCCGATGAACGATAATCTTTAAGTCCGCCGAAGTGCTTTTTGTTTGCAGTTTGGCTACTCATTCCGTAGAACTTGCGAAACTCTTTACGCTCAATAACTGGCTTGTAAATTTCGTCTTCTTTCATATAGTAGTACTCGTTATTATGTACATACTTGAAGATTTCTTCGCCGCCGCCTTCGTCATGTCCGGCTAACATACCGCCGAGCATTACGAAATCAGCGCCAGCTGCAAATGCTTTTGCTACATCACCTGGAGTCGTACAACCGCCATCAGCAATAATATGTCCACCAAGACCATGAGCAGCATCAGCACATTCCATGACTGCAGAAAGTTGCGGATATCCCACCCCAGTCTGAATCCTAGTAGTGCACACACTGCCAGGCCCAATACCGACTTTGACAATATCAGCTCCATTTAGAATTAACTCCTGTGTTTGATCTGCTGTAACCACGTTACCAGCAATAATAGTTTTAAAAGGATAAGTTTCACGTAGATGTCTAATAAATTCTACAAAACGTTCTGTGTAACCATTTGCTACATCTACGCAAACAAACTGTAATTTATCTAAAACTTTTTTATGCACTTGCTCAAGTTTATCTAAGTCAGCATCGCCTATACCGATGCTCATTGCCACGTAAGGCTGTGGTTCTGAAAAGAAATCTTCTAGTTCTTCTGCTGAGTAAGTTTTTACTAAACAAGTAAACATTTTATGATCGCTAAGTGTGCGAGCCATTTCGAATGTTCCTACACCGTCCATGTTGGCAGCTATAATAGGAACACCAGTATAATCATATTCGTTAATACGAGCACCTTTTGCACCTACAAAATTGTAGTTACGCTCCATACTAACATTTTTACGAGAAGTAAGACGACTGCGCTTAGGGCGTATTAGTACATCTTTATAATCTAACTTTACATCATTTTCAAGGTGCATTAGAAGCCTCTGATAGCTAATTCTTTTCTTACTTTTTTAAGATGGCGAGCACGTCCTGCTGCCTTTGCACGTTTTCGTTGTTGGCTTGGTTTGATGTATTCTTTTCTATTTCTAAACTCTTGAATAATGCCCTCTTCTTGGACACGCTTTTTAAATTTGCGGATGGCGCCGCCGACGTCATTGTTTTTGACGTATACCTGCATACCTTTAAGGCGCAGTTCATCTCGAGCATATTGCTCTATATGTTTATTAGCCAATTAAGCCTCCTATTTTGTCTGTCAATTGGTCGTAGTTATATAGTCGCTTTCTACTTAAAAAATTATAAAACAGGTTCTCGCCTTGTGTCAACCAATAAGTTTTATTTTTAGATAAAATATAACTGTCTAATATTTTTACAGTCGATGGCGTATTATCCATATCATAATAAACAAGATCGCTTTGGTCAATTGTAGACATTAGCCATTCTGGATTATGAGAGTCGTTAGATTCTTCATAAAGATAAATGGATACACTTGTTTCTAAAGTTTTCAAATATTCGTTAAGTAGATTTTTTACTTGTGGACTAGGATATATCAACAAAATTTTTAAGCTGTCATCATAAACTTTGTCAGGATGAGTTATTACTGCTATTTCCATTTCTTATTTTATTCCATATTGAATTTTCATTTTGTTCGTCATTTTGCTTGTATTCAAAATGTTCGGGATCCCAAGGTAAATGGTTAATTTTTTCTCGTTCGTATGCATCTTTATATTCCTTTAAGGTACGAGTAGGATTTTGTTCTTTCCATACTCGTTTTAGTTTCATCCATTCGGGATCCGAATCTTCTAGTTCTGATATTTCTTCAAGAGTTTTTCGGTTTGATTCTTCCGAGGACTTTAAATTTTTTTTTTTCCTATGGTGTGCTTCTGCAAATTCATCTACACTTACACCATCTAACCCATCCTTCTCATTACCTAATTCCCATAGTGCATCAAAAAGCTGTTCTTTGTATTCATCTTGACCATAAGGTTTTAAATCATCGATTACAGTTTCATGTGTGTCAACTTCATGAAATTCAATGCTGGTGTCTTTGCCTTCTTCGTGCTCGAGTGCTTCTTCAAGACCGTCTTGAAAATTAGAAAATAAACTGCCTACGTGAGGATTTAGTTTTTCTTTGGTTTCGTTAACCGTGTCCAAGTTCGCTTTCGTCTCGTTGAGCTTTGGCGGTGTTTCTTGGTAAGTAGTTTTTTCATCTTTTTCACTTAATCTTTTTTTTTTTTCGGGGT